CGGAGCGCCTGGTGATGCAGGCGCTCTTGAAAAGGAGGAAACATGGCAGACACAGTATTAAATAATATTGTATTTCAAGGAGACAAAAAGTTAATTACTCACTACAATGTGGTCTCTGATAATTCTGGAAGCACGACTAAAATAGTTGATGTTTCTGCGCTAACATCAAGTAACGGTAAAACTTGCAAAACTGTAAGATTAAACAAAGTTCACTTTAATGTTTCAGTGACTGCACCAGCAGATGCAATTAGAATGCAATGGGATGCAGACACGGATGTGGTATTTCAAACTTTAGCAGGTGAAATGGAATATGATTATTCATCATTTGGTGGTTTAAAAAATACGGAAGCAACAGGTTTTACTGGTGACGTAAATGTCGTTTTACCAGCTTGCACAGCGGGAGATACAGGTACAATTGTTTGTGAATGGATTAAAGTTTACGAATCGTAGGAGTTTAAATGGCTAATACTACTTCGGGGACAGTAACGTTCGACAAAACTTTTGCTATCGAAGAGATAATAGAAGATGCTTTTGAACGTATTGGATTAAATTCTGTAGCAGGTTATCAACTTAAATCTGCTAGACGATCTCTTAATATCTTATTTCAAGAATGGGGTAATAGAGGTATTCACTATTGGGAAGTAGGTTCAACTAACTTAGATCTTATAGAGGGTCAAGCAGACTATGATTTTTTTAGATCGAGTGATGATGGAACATCTGCAACAACAACAGATCCAGCAAGTGTGTTTGGTATATCCGATGTTCTTGAAGCACAATTAAGATCTAATAGAACTCAGACAACACAATCAGATAGTCCTATGACAAAGGTGGATAGATCTACGTATGCAGGTTTCTCAAACAAATTATCCAAAGGCACACCTAATCAATACTGGGTTGAAAGATTCATAGATAAGGTTACTATACATGTTTATCCAACACCAGACTCAACGAATGCTTCTAAAGATATGCATTTCTTTTTTATAAAAAGAATACAAGATGTTGGAGATTATACAAATGCAACTGATGTGCCGTTTAGATTTGTGCCTTGCATGGTATCAGGACTCGCGTATTATTTATCACAAAAATATCAACCAAATTTAATTCAAGCTATGAAATTAGTTTATGAAGATGAATTAGCAAGAGCTTTAGCAGAGGATGGTTCTGCATCTAGCACACACATAACACCAAAAGCATACTATCCAGGAGCATAATGGCAAAATACGCAACAGGTAAATACGCAAAAGCAATATCAGATAGATCTGGTATGGAGTTTCCATATAAAGAAATGGTTAGAGAATGGAATGGATCTTTTGTTCATGTGTCAGAGTTTGAACCAAAACAGCCACAGTTAGAACCAAAACCTATGAATGGTGATGCAATATCTTTAAGACATGTTAGACCTGATAGAGTAGAAAGCACTGTTCCGTATTCTTTATCGGAGGATGCTTTTGAAACTCTTTCTTCTGGTTCAGGTGTTATAAACGTAACAGCACCAGGTCATGGTTTAACAAATGGAACAACTCAAAGATTTAGAGGACCACCTTTAGCAACCACTGCCTCTGGTGGAACTTTTCAGTTTTCTAATCCACAAAGTTTTGACGGTATTACCGGTGCGAATATTGCAAAAGCCACTGGATATACAATAACAACTGGTATATTTAGAGATGGTGCAAGAGTAAGCACAGATTTTGCTGTAGCAAATTTCTTCTTCTTTACAGTTGACACGGATACTGCTACAGTTGGTGAAATTAAAGGAGGAGGAGTGGGCTGTTCAGTTGGACCAGTCACATTAAGTGCATGATTAAAAAAATTATAAATAAAATTAAAAGTTGGTTTACTCCAAAAGAAATAATAGATGCTCATGAAATAATGTTACATCCAAGAGGTTTTTGTAATGAACACAATAAATATAAACATCGTTGCCCTAAATGCAAAGAGTTAGCGAGGATTGAATAATGGCTGGATTAAGTGCGTCAGGATTAAAAACTCAAATAAGAAGTTATACCGAAACAGACTCTACTGTTTTATCTGATTCTGTTTTAGAAAATATAATTTTAAATGCACAATATAGAATATTTAGAGACGTTCCTATTGACGCTGATAGAAGACAACAAACAGGTAATTTAGTTGTTGGACAAGAAACAATTAATTGTCCAGCGGGGGCTGTTTTTATAAGAGGAATACAAGTGTATGATTCTACTTCAGCCACAACTGGCCCTAATGTTTGGTTAGAAAAAAAAGATGTTACATATTTACAAGAATATATTTCATCTACAGCTTCAGCAAAAAGAGGACAACCAAAATATTATGCTATGTTTGGTGGTGCCACAGGAGAGTCTGACACTACATCTGGAAGAATGATGTTTGCACCTGTTCCAGATCAAACTTATTCATTTAGGGTGCATTTTAATTTTGCACCAGCTTTGTTAGAAAATGACGATACCAATTATATTAGTCTTAATTTTCCAAATGGGCTTTTATATTGCTGTCTATCAGAGGTTTATGGCTTTTTAAAGGGCCCGATAGACATGTTGACATTATACGAAAATAAATATAAACAAGAGGTACAGAAGTTTGCTAACGAGCAAGTTGGTAGAAGACGAAGAGATGACTATACTGATGGCGCTGTTCGTATACCAGTAACCTCAGCAAACCCGTAGGAGAATAAATTATGGCTATATCATCGGCAATTTGCACAAGTTTTAAACAAGAAATTTTAGTTGGCACACATAATTTTACTGCGTCTAGTGGTGACACTTTTAAAATAGCTTTATACACAAGTGATGCATCTTTAGGTGCTAGCACAACTGCTTATTCAACTTCAAATGAAATTTCAAATTCATCTGGATCTGCATATTCTGCAGGTGGCGCAACTCTTACAAGTGTTACACCAACTACTTCTGGAACAACAGCTATCTGTGATTTTTCAGATGTTAGTTTTACATCTGCCTCTTTTACAGCAAACGGTGCTTTGATTTATAATGATTCACAATCTGACAAAGCTGTTGCGGTTATCGCTTTCGGTGGTGACAAAACAGTATCTAGCGGAACATTTACAATTCAATTTCCAACAGCAGACGCAAGTAACGCAATCATTCGTATAGCGTAGGAGGTCGACCATGTCGACTACTTCAGGATGGGGCAGGTTCACCTGGGGCCAAGCTAATTGGAGCGAAGATACAACTTTAAAAACAGGTTGGGGCGCACAATCTTGGAGTGGTGAAGGTGGCTGGGGAGATCTTTCAGATCAAACAATTACACTTGATGGACAAGCTGCAACTACAAGTCTTGGCTCTACGAGTGTAGAGATAAATTTTACAGTAACATTATCTGATCAAGAGGCAACAACAAGCATTGGTAATGTTTCTGTACAAATAGATTTTACTGGAACATTATCTGGTCAAGAAGCAACTACAAATGTTGGTTCACCTACATTAGAATTTATTTATGAATTAAGTGGACAAGAGGCAACCGCATCTCCTGGATCTATAACTCCAGCGTTTACATATTTATTAGAGATGATTGGTGCTAATCACTCTATGACCACAAGTGTTGGAACAGTTGATATAGACGCTGAACGTGGTGTTCCTTTAACTGGAGTTGAAGCTTCTTTTGCAACACCAACTTTATCATACTCTGGAACATTAGTTGGTTGGGGTAGAGATAATTGGGGTGATAATTCTTGGGGTGAGTCTCCAAATCAAGTTATAGGTTTAGTTGGTGTTGAGGCAACTTCAAGTGTGGGATCAATATCTCCTGCTGATGTAATTGGAATATCTGGTCAAGAGGCAACAACAAATGTAGGTAGTGTAAGTTTTTCAATTAGTCCAACAGTATCTGTAACTGGAGTAAATGCTACAGTAAGTCAGGGGACATTAGGATTAGAATTTGGTCCTTCTGCAATTTCAGGTGTTGCCGCTACATCTAGTTTAGGCACGTTAGGTTTAGAATTTGGTCCTGCAGAAATAACTGGTGTTTCTGCAACAATAAGTTTAGGAACTTTAGAAATCGGACCAATAACTTTAGTTGATTTAACTGGTGTTTCTGTGACTACAAGTGTGGGGTCAATATCTCCAGCAGACGTTGTAGGGTTAACAGGTGTAGCTTCAACCCCAGCTGTGGGTTCTTTATCTCCAGCAGATGTCATGGGTTTAAGTTTAGATCAAATTACAGCTAGTTTAGGAATACTTGGAATACAGCATTATGGCAATATTGACACCGGTTCAAATACATCGTATACAAGCGTTTCAACAGGATCGAATGATACTTATTCTAATGTTGCAACTGGATCAAACACCAGTTATAGTAATGTAACAACAGGATCAAATGATACTTATTCTGATGTTGCAACTGGATCGAATACAAGTTATAGTGACGCTGCATAGGAGATAATTTATGGCATCAACATTTTCCCCTCTAGGGGTAGAACTTCAAGCCACTGGTGAAAATGCCGGTACATGGGGTACAAAAACAAACACTAATTTACAGCTCGTAGAACAAATTTCTGGTGGGTACGTAGCAAAAAGTATTGCTGGTGGAGCACAGACAACTGCGTTAGCAGTTTCTGATGGTGCAACTGGTGCAGAACTTGCACACAGAATGATAGAATTTACAGGCACAATTACAGGAAACCAAATAGTAACAATACCAATTGATGTACAAACATTTTACTTTTTAAGAAATTCAACATCAGGTGCACATACTGTGCAATTTAAATACGCGTCTGGAAGTGGTGATTCTTTTACATTTTCAGCAACGGATAAGGGCGATAAAATTGTTTTTGCAACAGCAAATGATGGAACAAACCCTGATATCGATACACTAGCCATTGGGACTGGTATATCTGATGTTGTAGACGACACATCTCCACAATTAGGTGGAGATCTAGACACTAATAGTTTTAATATAGCTTTTGATGATGCTCATGGAATTAACGATGAAAACGGAAACGAGCAGATAATATTTCAAACAACATCTTCTGCAGTAAATCAGTTTGATGTTACAAACGCAGCCACTGGCAACGCACCTAGTTTATCAGCAACCGGTGGTGATACTAATATAGATTTTGCCATTCTTCCAAAAGGATCTGGTGAAATTAAAGTTGGTACCGGATCAGGAGATGCTACTATAACATCTAGTGGTGCCCATAATCTAATATTAGATACTAATTCAGGGACAAATTCAGGAGTAATTACTATTGTCGATGGTGCAAATGGTAATATTACTATTACACCAAATGGATCAGGAAATATTGTCCTTGATGGTTTGACTTTTCCAAATGCAGATGGATCGGCGAATCAAATACTACAAACAAATGGTTCTGGAACGTTAAGTTTTGCGACTAATACTGGAATAAACGCAGGAAAAGGTATTGTCTTTTCTATGGTTTTCGGATATTAAATTAAAAGGAGAATAAAAAATGGCAACACCGAATCTTGTAAATATAGCAACGATCACACCTAAAAATGCTATGGGTAGTTTAAGTGACACTAACAGAACTACAATGATTGATGTCCCTGCAGAAACTGCAGTAAGAATTGATACAATATTATTAGCAAACATTGACGGAACTAACGCTGTGGATGCAACAGTAGAAATTAGTAATGACAATGGCTCGACTTTTTATAAAATTGCAAGCACTATTTCCGTGCCTGCAGATTCAACATTGGATTTAATTAGCAGACCTATATATTTAGATGAAACAGATTTAATCTCTGTGACAGCCGGCGCTGCCAACGATTTAGCTTTTCATGTTTCGTATGTAGAAATGTTAGACTAATAGGAGGATATGAATGCCAAAAATTATTAAACCAGTAGCAAAAGGAACTTTTACAGTAGCGTCAATTTCAGTTGACTCTCAAGGTAGAATTGTTACTGCTGCAAGTGGAAGTGCAGGAGGAGCGTTAGACGTAATGAGTGTTGCGCAAGGTTCTTCAGGTAATGGGAATTATGTTGCAAACCCAGCTGCAAATAACGCAACAGTTTATGCTTGTGGTGGAGGCGGCGGAGGTGGCCGTGGCGGACCGTCATCAGATAGAAGAGGTGGAAATGGTGGAACAGGAGGCTTCGGAGCTTTTTTTGTTCCTGTTTCAGGTGGAACTACTTATTCCTTTACTGTAGGAGGTGGAGGAAGCGGAGCAGGCGCAAACAGTCCACAAAATGGTCAAGCAGGTCAAGCATCTACAATGCCTGGTCTTTCAGTTACAGCAAACGCCGGTAACGGAGGTCAAAGAGGATATTTCATGGTACAGAATCCAGGTAACACTGGATCAGCTCCAGGAGCAACTAACACTATTACAACTGGAGATGTGGCTCCTTTTTTTGCTGATGCAGGAAAAGGTGGCACTGGTCCAGCAGGTGGCCCTAATGCAGCTGCAGGAAATTCAGGAAGCTCTGGGTTTATTATGGCTTATGATAATGTTGGAGAATAATGGCAAAACATATTTTAAGAAATGCTGAAAATTTTATGCAAAAAGTTTGTGAGGACGATGCATCAAAAGATTTTTGGTTGAGAAGTGGATGTGATAATTCCGTAGAAATATCAGATGCAGATGTCTTAGCTTTATCTAGAGGACACAAAGGTTTTAGATTAAACGATGATAAAACAGAAAAAGAGGCACACCCAGATAATTTAGATGAAACAATGGCTGATGGCACTAGGTTTGATAGTTTAACTAAAGATTTTACACAAGAAGAAATTCAAAAACATTTAACTGACTTAATACATAGAATGGAGAGGGACATGGCTAATTATAAAAATAACCCCCCTGCTATTTGGACTACAAATTATAATGCTTTACTTTCAATTGATATTAGCTCACTTAGTTATCCAATCAATGGATGCACATGGGTTGATTGTTTAGAAAAAAATGATATACATATTCCATCTTCGATGGAATTTTAATGAAAGAAAACATAATTGAGTTTAAGGCTGCTCCTTCAATAGCTAGGGACAAAGCGCTTCACCCAGATCCTGGTTTATTACATATACCAAAATGGTATAAACAAGTTCCTAATCCAGATTCTCATAAAGATAGAACCATAAAAGCGTGCAAACCTTTTTTAGATTCTTTGTTAGCTGGTTACATATTAAAAAATCCTCTTGATCAAATAGTTAATTTTAATGTTTATAATGAAGATAAAAAAGCCACTGGAACTTGGATAGAAGTAAAAGGAGATGCTGTGCCTTTTAAAGCTTACAATAATGTAAACTCAGGGGGATCAGGAGAACCAGATGGTGGAAAAGAATTTCATCCAATACATCAAGTAGGAGGAATGACTTGTCCATATTCTAAAAAAAATTTAGGATATCCTATTTATAAATTATTAAATCCATGGACAATTAAAATAGAAAAGGGATATAGCGTTCTTATATTACCACCCATTAATAGACCAGATGATCGTTTTGAGATACTATCAGGAATTGTAGATAGTGGGCATGAAATACCTACTAATTTTCCTTGTGTTTTTAAAAAACAAGGAACTTGGGTTTTAAAAAAAGGAACACCGATTGCCACTATTTTTCCTTTTAAAATAGAAAGTTGGAGAGCAAAAGTATCAGAAACAACACCAAATGAAACAATGGCTAGCTTATGGAAATATTCTAGCGAATTAAAAGCGTGGTATGAAAATCATTTTTGGAATAAAAAGTCATGGAAATAAAAAATTTAATCGGTGTTTATCGTAATTTTTTAACACCTAAACAAATATCGGCTTTTTTAAGAAGTTTTAAAGATAAAGAATTTGTTGATGCAGAGGTAATAGTTCAAGACGGTTCATCTCAGATTGATAAAGAAACAAGGTTGGTGCAACATTATGGTTTAAATATGCGTAGAACAATGACCGAGTGTCATTGGTTTAATTTTATAAGAGCAAAAATGTATCGTTGTTTTTTAAATTATATCGAAGATAAAAACATAGTTGTATCCACTTCGCAAATGCAAGAACTTACATTGTTAAAATATGGACCTGGTGGTTTTTATAAACCTCATGTTGATCATAGATTTAATCCAAAAAATATAGGAACATCTAGAGAAATTTCTATCATCATATTTTTAAATAACGATTACAAAGGTGGACACTTACATTTTTTTGACACAAATCATAAAGAGGTTATTTTAGATGTAGAGCCAGAGCCAGGTAAAATTATCATGTGGCCAAGTAATTTTTTATTTCCTCACGCAGCAACAAAAGTAGAAGAAGGGACAAGGTTTGTATTAGTATCATGGCTAGTTTAAAAAATTATACATATATTAAAGATCTTTTATCAAAAGATGAGGTAGAACTTTTGTGGCAATATGGAGTTAATGTTCATAGAAGATTTGATAATTTAGATAAAGAACATGATGAACATCAAACATCTTTAGGAGAAACTTGTAAGTATGGTGACCCTTTAATGGATGGAGTGTTAATATTAAAAAAAGAAAAAATTGAAAAAGAGTTAGGTAAAGAATTATTACCTACCTACACTTATTGGAGAATGTATAATCAATATTCAGAATTAGAAAAACATACCGATAGAGAAGCATGTGAATACACAGTCAGCATTACCATAAAACAAGATATGGAATGGCCTTTGTTCATTGGTAAAAATAAAGTTTACATAGAGTCAGGAGATGGTGTTTTATATCAAGGAACTAAAATTGAACATTGGCGAGAAGAATATGAGGGCGATTATGCAATGCAACTATTCTTGCATTATGTTTTAAAAGATGGTAAGTTCGCAGATGAAGCGTTGGATAGAAGACAATCTTTAGGAGTTAGAAAGTGAAATTTAATTATAAAGAAAATGGTTTTGAAATAGTGTTTGATGATAAAGAAAAAAAGATAGTTAGTGACATAGGGAAACTTACTTTAGATTATGTAAATGCAAAACATTTTGTAAATCATTTATCACATGTAGTAACAGAAACACACAAAAAATATTTAAACTCTCAAGGTGATAAAATTAAAAAACAATTAACTTTTGAAGAAACAGAAATAGAGACAAAATAAATGGAAACAGTTTCTGTTGGAGTTCCTGTTTTTAAATCAAAAATTAAAGAACATGATCAATTAAAAAAATCAGTTTTAAATGCTATGGATAATTCTAAAGATGATTATTTAAAAGATTTTGATACCAAAGATGATCTTATTCATAAACTTGATTATGATAACTCAGCAGATTTTAATAGACCTTGGGTTAAGATTATAGGTAACTCTGTACAAGAAGAATTAAATAATATGGCTACATCAGTTGGATATATTAGAGCTCTTGTACACAATATTTGGTATCAATCTTATAATCAAGATGGAAGGCACGGATGGCATACTCATGGTTCAAATTACACCGGGGTATACTATTTAAATTTTAAAAAAGATAAACATCCTAAAACAGATATAAAACTGCCTTTAGTTAGAAACGAACAATTTTTTTTAGATGTTGAAGAGGGGGATATTATTGCTTTTCCTTCTTTCTTTAAACACAGAGCACCTAAAAATAATTATCACTTAACAAAAACAATTATATCTTTTAATTTTGATTTAATAAATGAATAGTTATGGAAATACAAAAACATTTTAATAGAAAAGTTTTACAGGAATATTTTTTTATAGAGGGAACAATAGATATAGATTGCGATTATTTTATTACAAAAATAAAAGAAGGTGTTAATCAACAAAATGCTTTAAACTATAAAACTAATATTAATGGTAAAATGACTTCTTGGATTTATTTTAATGAGGACATTCACTTTATAGAAATTATGCAAAAGTTTAATAATTACGTTGATGATAATTATAACATTCAAAAATACTATTTATTAGACTCATGGGGTTTTTGTGTTGGTAAAAATGAACATACTAAGTTTCACAGCCATACCAGATGTCTTTGGTCTGGCGTCATATATTTAAATGATAGTGATCAAACTTTAGATTTTCCTCAAATTAATATTAAAGTAAAACCAGAGAAAGGAAAGTTTGCTTTATTTTCTTCTTTTTTAGAACATGGATGCAAAAAAAATTTAAACGATAATTTTAAATGGGGTCTTAGTTTTAACAATACAGAACAAAGCCCTTGGTGATTTATGATTAATATTATTAATGATTTTTATAGTCCATCTGAGTTAGGTTTAATGACTCTTTGTTTTTTAAATTATAATTTTTCTTCTACTTATCAATCAAAAGAATATGTATTTACTAATAGATCACAAGCGTATCCTTGTTATGAAACTGATCAAATGGAAGAAAGTGAAGATAAATTATCTCCATATCAAATATTTAAAAATACTTTTGAATCTAAAACAAATATAAAAATATTAAAACTACAAACGTTTCTTAGAAAAACTAAACTTGAAGAATTAAAAAATTCTGCTGTTTGGAAAAAAGATAGACCGCACAGAGATAGTATTAAATATGATTTAGCTGGTTTAATTTATTTTAATTCTAATTGTTTAAAAGATGGAACAAACATGTACAACACTATGACAGATTTTGAACCCACAGCTGTTGTTGGGTCAAGAGTTAATAGGTGTGTTTTTTATTCTACTCAACAACCACATAGTCCAACCATAGATCAAACTGTTGAAGAAAGATGGGTGCAACCTTTTTTTATAGTTTATAAAAAAGAAACTTTAGAAAAAGTATAATGTATTTTGTATTTGTAGAATTTGTTGAAACAGAAAAGTTTCAATATTTAAAGATTCAAAAAAATGGATCTTCTAGTATTTGTGAGATTATAGAAAACTCTATGGATTTTAAATATGTTAATAATAAAAATTTAAATAAAATTAGATGGACCGTAATAAGAGATCCATATGAAAGATTTGTAAGTGGTTTACAGTATGATTTAACAAGACAAAAATTAAATTTAGAAGACATAAATATTAACGAGGCTTTTGTTAGTAATTATTTAAATCCAATGAATGGTTTAAAAGGGAACATGAACCACGCAACATCACAGGTTCCTTTTTTAATTAATACCGACATAAACTATTACGTAGATATAAAAGACTTAGATGTATTTTTAAATATGCATTTTAATAAAACTTTAAATATTAATAAAACAGAATGTAAATTAACATTAAATAGACAAGAAATTATGAAGCATTTGGTTGTGGATTATCAGATTTATAATCAAATAAAAAACTCACCTTATCTTTGGAAATGGCAACAAGGTAAAATATTTTAATGAAACAAAACTATATAATAAAAGATAATTTTTTATCAAAAGAATATTATGAAAAAATTAAAAATTTTTTAAATCATCAATATGACATACCCTGGTACTGGAGTAAAACTGACACAGATCAAAGCAAAAATAAAAATGGTTATTTTACATTTTCTTTTTATGATCATAATAGACCAGGACACCCTGCTTTTGAACTTTTAACAGATCTGTTAAAACAATTAGAGTGCAACGCACCAATAGAAATTAGAGCAAATTTATCGTTTAGAGATGTAGATTGTGTGGAATCAGATTTTCACATAGATTTTAATTACAAGAATAGCAAAACAGCCATACTATATTTTACGACCTGTAACGCTAAAACAGTGTTGAAAATAGGTGATGATCAGATTGTTTGTGACTCTGTTGAAAATAGAATTTTAATATTTGACTCAAGTATTCAACACAAAGTCATATATCAAACCGACGTTCACAAACGACACATCATAAATATTAACTTTTTTTGAGGTTGATTATAGCTTTCAAAGGCTGTAAATCTGTGATATTAGCTACTTAATATATAATGAGGTTACATGCTACAAAAAATAGGATTTCAACCAGGTATCAATAAACAGATTTCAGAAACCACAGCAGAGGGTCAGTGGGTAGATTGTGATAATGTTCGATTTAGATATGGCACACCTGAAAAAATAGGTGGTTGGAAGCAATTAGGAAGTGATGAAATGACAGGTGCTGTCAGGGGACTACATCATTATGTTAATAGCTTAGGTAGAAAATACGCCATAATAGGGACAAATAGGATTTTATATGCATTTTCAGGAGGTGTTTTTTATGACATACACCCAATTAAATCTACAACCACGCTCACAAGTGCATTCAGCACGACCAATGGATCAGCGGTTGTAACAATAACTTTTTCAGGTTCACATGGTATTTTAGCAAATGATATAATATTGTTAGATAATTTTTCTACAATTACAGGTTCTAATTTTAGCGCTTCTGATTTTGATGACAAAAAATTTATGGTAACGTCCGTGCCATCATCCACAACTTTAACCATAACAATGCCTTCAAATGAATCTGGTTCTGGTGCAACAACATCGGGAGGCATTAGAGTTCAACATTATTTTACAGTTGGACCTGCTGTTCAAGCAAAAGGTTTTGGTTATGGATTAGGATCTTGGGGTGGTGAAGAATCTGGAGCGGCAACAACTACTTTAAACGGTGCAATTAACGATTCTGTTACGACTCTTACATTAAATGATGTTTCTCAGTTTCCAAGTTCTGGAACTAATTTTATTATTATAGGATCTGAAGAAATTTCTTACACGGGTGTTAGTGGTAATACACTTACAGGTTTAACAAGAGGGGTTGCAGGCACAACAGCAGCATCTCATAGTGATGGAGCTACTGTTACAAACTCTACTGATTTTATTGCATGGGGAGAGGCAGCATCAGGAGATTTAATCATTGAACCTGGTATGTGGTCATTAGATAATTTTGGTGACAAAGCTATTTGTTTAATTCATGATGGTGCGTGTTTTGAATGGGATTCAAGTTTATCAAATGCAACAGCAACAAGGGCAACAATCATATCTGGTGCACCAACAGCATCAAGGCATATGTTGGTTTCTACACCGGACAGACACTTGGTATTTTTTGGAACAGAAACAACAATCGGAGATACATCAACACAGGATGATATGTTTATTAGATTCTCGGATCAAGAGGATATTAACACATACACACCCACAGCAACCAATACAGCCGGCACACAGAGATTGGCCGACGGATCACAGATCAGAGGAGCGATCAGAGGTCGTGATGCGATCTATGTTTGGACTGATACAGCTTTATTCACACAACGTTTTGTTGGTCAACCATTTACATTTGCTTTTGCACAGGTTGGAACTAACTGTGGACTTGTTGGACAGAACGCATGTGTAGAAGTTGATGGTGCTGCATATTGGATGTCAGAAAATGGTTTCTTTAGATATGCTGGTAAATTAGAATCACTACCGTGTTTGGTAGAAGATTTTGTTTATGACGATATAAATTTAGAATCAGGTAATCAAATGGTATCTGCAGGACTAAATAATTTATTTGGTGAAGTTATGTGGTTTTATCCAACCTCTTCATCTTCTGTTATAAACAGAATGGTAGCTTATAATTATTTTGATTCTTCATCACGAAGACCCGTATGGACAAATGGTAGTTTATCAAGAACCATGTGGAGAGATTCAGCTGTTTTTGGTTTACCTCATGCAACAGAGTATGATGCAGATACAGATACATCTTTTGATGTTGTTGGAAATACAGATGGAATATCATTTTATTATGAACACGAAACAGGCACAGATCAAGTTAGAGGATCTAGCGTAACCACTATTACCTCAAATATTTCTTCTGGAGATTATGATATTACAGCGCAAAGAGCTGCAACAGGACAACAGACTGGAATCGCAACATTTAGAGGGGATGGAGAATTTTTAATGAAGATAAGGAGGTTTGTCCCTGATTTTATAAGTCAGACAGGATCAACAAGAGTAACCTTAGAATTAAGAAATTATCCAAATAATTCACAAGCTAGTTCATCATTAGGACCTTTTGATATAACTAGTTCAACAACAAAAGTAGACACACGTGCAAGAGCAAGAGCAGTTGCATTAAAAATAGAAAACACAGCTGCTAGTCAAAGTTGGAAACTAGGAACTTTTAGATTAGATGTGCAACCGGATGGACGTAGATAATGGCAAAGATAGTACAAGTATTAACAAGAGCAAGTAGAGAGTATGATGTGACTGTTGCAGAATCTCAGGTTAGAGATCTTGATGCAATTGTAGAAAAATTAAATACAACGTTTCAACAAGAGTTAAAAGATGAGGTAGAAGCCGAAAACTTCTTTATTAATTAATGGCTAATAGTTTTATAAATAAAAAGGTAGATTTAACCACAACAGATCTAACCACACTATATACAGTGCCTAGTTTTAAAACTGCTGTTGTAAAATCTTTATTAGTATCAGAAGATGCTGGATCGGGGAGCACAATAACTATAACTTTAGTAAATGCCAGTAGCGCTATATTTAATTTATTTAAAGATAAGGCCATAGCATCTAAAGCAACAACAGAACTTTTAACAAATCCTCTAATAATGGAAGAGGGTGAGATATTAAAAGTACAAGCTGCTGACGCGAACGAGCTGCACGTCATAGCCTCTATATTAGAAATACAGCCAAGAGAGGTAACAACATAATGATAGAACTACAACCAGATAAGATTATAGAAAAGATTGTAAATAAGAAAACAGGTGAGAGATATAAGAATGATAAAGAGTGGAAAGACAAAGGTATATCACCAGATGACATACAAAAAGATGTGACTGTTATTATGCCCAGTCTTGATTTATTAGGTAAAACAAAATAGAATAGAACGATGGCCATAACTAGAACTCAAATAGCAAAACAATTATTAGCAAATGGAGGTGATGTATTAGGACCTCTTGGTGAAGATGATTTAAAAAATCAATTAAGCACTGGAACAATTGGAAGAGGTTTAGCCTTTGTATTAAGTGGTGGATTAACTAGTGTACCTGCTGTAGCAAAAGAAATTATAAAACAAAAAGCTTTAGATAAACTTATGGAAAAAAGTGGTGATATCATACGTCCAAAAGTTCAAACACAATTAATACAACAAGATAATAGAATTAGAGGAACCGGTGGTTACCAATCAGACTTTGCACAAGATTCAGGATTTATGGAAGGTAAAGGAACATCAGCTGAAATGGGTTCTTTTGCTGTTGGTGGTTTAGCTGATGGTAATTTTGATTTCGAATCTGCAAGACAGATGTATGGTCTGGGTAAACTTGTTAAGAAAGTTACAAGAACAGTTAAGAAAATCGCAAAGTCACCGATAGGTAAAGTTGCAATAGGAGCGGCTATATTAGGCACACCTTTTGGTGCAGGTGCAAAAGGCACAGGATTTTTTGGTAAAAAAAGTTTATTTGGTAGAGGTTTAGGTTTTTTTGCTAAATCAACTCCTGTAAAATTAGCAGCTGGCGTTCCAGATAGATTAGCATTTAACGCTGCTAGAGCAGCAGCGGGATCTCCATCTAGTTTATTTTCAAGTTTTCCAGGTGGTGGTGTAGGTGCAGCAATCACAGCAGCATCGCTATTGCCACTATTAGGTATTGGCACAGGTGAAGAATCAGAAGAAGAAGCAGAAGAATTAATCAGAGGTGAAGGTTTAGATATAAATTCTATTAGAGCCAACCCTAATCAGTTTTTAGCAAGAAGATTTAGAGCCGAGGGTGGTTCTATGAAAGAACCAGTAGCAAAGAAAACAATGCCATTATTAGATATGGGTGGTAAAGAGATGGATTTAAGAGCTGAGGGTGGTTTTGTACCAATAGGTAGAATGGAAAAGGCAGACGATGTGCCTGCT